TTCTTCTCAAGCATTGGTGCTGGTGCGGACACTCGTTCAGAGGTTCGGACGCTCCTCGGTGGTAACTTCAGCACGGAGTACGGTGCGTAATCAGTCATATAGGTTTACGCCTATACGTTACGCTATTCATGCAGGGTCATCCTCCCTTAACGGGGGGGATGGCTCTTTTTATAAATTCTTTAGGAGGTTACAATGGGATATATTACACGGATTGATGCTATAAACGAAATGCTTTTGGCAGCAGGTGAATCACTTGTATCTGACCTTGATGCTTCCTCTGGAATTGATACAGAAATTGCTGAATTTATTTTAGATAAAACAGAACAAGAGTTTCAAATGAGGGGACTAGCAGGAAATACTTACGTTAAAAAATGTAAACCCTCTGTTGATGGAAAGCTTTACTTGCCTAACGATGTTTTATCGGTTCAGTTATTAAGTTATCATACTAGTGATGACCCTAATAATAATTATGATGGAAGAGTTATTCAGGTTGGTATTAGAGGGGAACCAAATGGTTATCTATTCAACGTAACTGAACAGTCTTCAATTTGGGACACTTCAGAAGAGTACACTCTTGAGTTTATTCAATTAATAAAATGGGAAGATATGGATACTACTATGCAAAAAGCCGTTGTAGCTTCTGCAACTAGGCAGTATCAAATGATTACCCAAGGAGATGATGCTGCTGATTCCTATTTAGCCCAGCAAGAAATGATGTATCAGGCTAAAGGAAAAGCTGCGTCTATTCATAATAAAAACCGAAACATCTTTGAAAGTGGAGACGTAGGACGTAGAGCAATTAAACGCGAACGCTCAACAACTAATGACCCCGCTAGATTTAGATACTGGCATCATAAGTAGGAGATAGTAATGGCTAAAAGAAACTCTAGAGTTCAAAGTCTTTCGACTAGAATCCCTATTAACACTTTATCTGGCGGTGTTGGCAGACAAGCTCCTAGTAAGCGTCTTCCAACAGAAGCTCAAAATATTGATAATGCTTTAGTAACTTTAGAAAAATCTATTAGCAAACGTTCAGGCTGGCAATTAATTGGAAGTAATATTTCTAACTGGAAAAGAGGTTGGACATTTGATATTGACCCCTCTAATAAGGACTTGTGGTTTACTTGGTTTGATATTGCTGAGAATGCGCGTTACTTAATTATTATTGACTACAACGCTACTAGCGAATCTCAACAGTTACTGTGGGTTTTTAGAGTTATTAATTCAGAATCAACTACTGCTACTAAATGGCTTGATATTTCTCCACCAAATCAAGATATTCCTCTGTCTGTTAGAGAATACATTACGTTTGGAACTGGTTCAGCAAGGCAAAATTTAAAGGCTATTTCGGTAGGTCAGAACTTAATTATCTTAAATAGAAAAGTAAAAGCAGGATTTACTTCGGATACAACGGGTCCAGCAGTAGATGAAGGACTTATTGACGGAACAGAAGAAAGTTCGTTGGCTAATTTTATTTTAAGAAATAACGGACATAACACCGGATACGATGGAGATTTAAGCTACGAAACATTTGCTGTTACAGGTAACGGAACAGGCTTTGTTTGTAGCTTCCAAGTTGTAAATGGTGCTCCTGAATGGATTAAAGGTGTTTCTTCTGTCGGCGATGGGTACAAAGTTGGAGATGTTCTAGGAATTTTAGATGAAGACGGTAATGAAAAAGATAATAGAATTACCTTACTAAATCCACCAAACTATTTGTTTAATTTCAGTGGCGAACGAAGTAATGTTATTGATTTAAAGGGTAGGCAAATTGAATATTCTACTGTAATTCCACAAGACCCTCTTGCTAACGCTTCAGAGTGGAATAAATATGAAGATTACATTGCTGGCGATGAAGTTATACATGGTAGCACTACATCCAACCGAAGAATTTATCAAGCTAAAAATACTATTTCAGGAGGCGACAGTCAAAGTGCTCCTGCTAATACAGGTAATTGGAGATTTAGACCAGATAGCGATGGAGGTTCTCATCCTTCGTTTATTCCAGTAGAAGACTGGATTTATCCCAGAAGTTCTACTCCTGAATTAGGGCAGTCTTTAGCAGATTTTAGTAAAATTCCATTTCCTCCTAAAGCTAATGATATGATAGCAAACAACGGTAAAAATTTAGCTACTTCTGGAGTAGATAGAACCGAAGAAACCTTAGCTGCTCTTTATCCTAATATTGGTTCTCCTGATGGAAGAGGTAAAATTTATTTTGCAGCTGCAAGTTATTTGTCTGCTTTACCGGGATACTACAGAATTATTTCAGACTCTGAAATTAATGGAGGACAAGGAAGACCATACACCCAAAGAGTAAGAACGCCTGATGCTAACAGTGTATTTGATGCTAAAAGATTCCCTCAACGATTATCTTTAGTTGATGAAAATATATTTAAGTTTAATGAAATTAATTGGAGCACAAGAACTACAGGAACTAAGGAATCTAATCCCGGTCCTGCTATCTTTACCAAAGAAGATAAATCATCTAGGCAAGTTGCAATTAATTCAATGGCTTTTTATAGAGGTCGTTTATTCCTTAGTGCAGAGGATACTTTATTTTCGTCAAGAATTGGGGAGTTTAATAATTTATGGATTGCTAACCCATCTAATATTGTTTCAACAGACCCATTAGATTTACAAGCATCTTCTAATAAATACTCTAGAATTAATGCCATGATTCCATTTGCAGATTACTTATTTATTAATACTGACAGTGATACGCAATTTGAATTAATGGGGTCCGAAAACCAAATTACTCCATTTACAGCTGAGTTAGCTCCAACGGCATTTTACTCTACTTCTCCTATGGTTGACCCAATTTTAATGGGTTCTCAGATTTATTTCTTTTCTCCCAATAAAATGTATCTATATTTCTCAACCGGTACAGCCAATCTTAATAATGCTGTAGAAGTAAGTTCTCATTGTCCAGACTATTTACCTAGTAATTTTGGAACAGTAGGCACAGCCCCCTCTAGAGATACAGTATTCTTTGTAGACGAAGATAATAAAAATCACTTGTATATGTACGTCAATAGATTCTCAGGAGACCAAGTTGTTCAAAATGCGTTTCATAGATGGACCTTAGATAGTTCATACTCTATTTTATCCGCTTCGTTTTTTGATGATTATATTTATGCTGTTGTTAGTTATCCTGAAAATGACGTAAGTCACAATGTAAAATTAATTAAGTGTTTATTAAACGAAGAAGATTTACTAGTTCCTAGGATTGACGGTCGTTATCAATTACAAATTTTAAATGAATTCATAACTGATGTTAATAACGTAAATTATTATCCAGCTACTTATAATACCACTACTGATAGAACTACGTTTTATTTGCCGCATACCGACGTTTTTGATTCTTCGCATAAAATAGATAATATTATCTTGAGTAAGGGGTTTGGTGATAGAGAATATGAAAGATTAAATATACTTTCAAATACAAATGTAACTATTGAAACGGATACAGAAACCTTTAATTGGACCGCTATAGATGTAGCAGGCAATTACAGCTATGATATCCATCCAGATAAGTATATTTACTTCGGTAGAAAGTACACAATGAATGTTGAAATGTCTCCTATTTTCTATCGTGATGACCAAAACAATGTTGTTAATGGGGTTTTAAATTTAAGAACTATGCATACTAGGCATTTTAATACGGGGTCTTATGATATTGCAGTTTCACGAAGAGGTCGTAGTGAAACTGTTACAACCTTTAATGTTATGCAATTAGGAACCTTAAATCAAACCCTAAACGATTGGAAATTGGTTGAAGACCAAGGAGAATTAACATCTAAGGTTTATGGTTATGCTTCTGAAACAACTATTTTTATTAGAAGCTCAGACCCTACACCTTGTAACATTACAAACATAGAATTACGAGGCAAGTTTAAGCCCGTTTATAGTTCAGTATTAGATTAAAGGAGAAGAGGCGTGTCGTATCAAAATACAAATTACGAATATGGTTCTTATATCAGACCAACATTAAGTGCGGGGGTTTACACTTATTCGTACAGCAGCCTTACTTTAAACCCCAGTACAAGCGACCAAGACCAAATTATTGTTTTAAGAAAGTTCACTCCTACTTCAGCTTTTACCGCAGCTTCTGCCCCCGGAGGTTTAGGTGGAGTAAAGATTAAAGGAGAAGAACAGTGGGCAGCTTGGACTTTGCCTAACTCTACTACATCAGGTAGTAGTATGTATTCTATTGACGAAGTAAGTAAAACAATTACGCTTTCTAGTTCTGCAAATGATTACATTTGGAACCGAAACGGAACATCTATTAACCTTCCTGTGTTTGACCCAGCTACAGATGAGTTAGTAATTCTTAGAAGAACTGCCGCTGTAAATCCTTTTGTCACATGGCAGGGTAGTTCTAAACTAACAGCAGAACAGTTAAACTTACAAACAAAACAACTTCTTTATTCTGTACAAGAAACTATTGATGATTTAAGACGAATTAATGTCTTAAGTCCTTACTACGGAAATGCCGAAGGTTTATGTCCCCTTGACAGTACAGGCGTTGTTCCTGAAGCAAACTTAGGAGCCAACTCTGTTCTTTCTGCTCTGGCGGGCAGAAACATTAATCCCGGTACAGGACTGTCAGGCGGAGGCAATCTTGGAACTGATGTTACCCTTAATATAGATACAACGACCTTACCTTATTTAGCTGGCTCTGGTATTAGGTATATTGAAGGAGAAGGAATCGAAGTAGACCTTTTAAATGCAAGTGCTAATGATTCTGGATTAAACTTTGTTGGAGACCAGCTATATGTATATACCGTTAATGACCTAGTTACAAACGTTTCTAGTAGACCTTTGTCAGCTGCTCAAGGAGTTGCTTTAAAGGGTCTTGTTGACGCATTAGGAACTGGAGTTAGATACTTAGGTTCAGTAGAAGCCGCTGTTCAAGGGACACTCAAAATTACCTTTTCTGGACTCCCCACTAATAATGAAACAATTACTTTGATTTCAGCAGAAACAGGCGGCACTACATCTAAAACGTATACGGCTAAGTCTGCTGGTGCTGTTGCATCTAATCAAGAGTTTAATATTGGAGGAGATGCAGCAACTACCGCAACCAATCTTAGCGGTTTAATTACTAGTGTAAATGGACATAATGGTAAATTAAAAGTATCTGATAACGGGTCAGGAACCTTGACTATTACTCAAAACGTAGGAGGAACCGCAGGAAACACTGCTGTTACTAACAGTTTAAGTAATGTAACGGCTGTAGGAAATATTTCTAATACTGCTAATCAATTTGATGGCGGTTTAGCCCAAGGTGCGTTCCCCGGAGTTCCGTCTGGAACTGAATATGCAGCTGGAGACACGGTTGATGTTATTACGGGAGGAACCATTATTAGTCCTGTATTAGGAGCCTCAGACTCTGACCAGCTCGATAACGTAGCTACAGGAGTAGATATTAGATACAATGGAAGTGAGTGGTATAATGCAGGAACTACTGCTACTATTGATACTTCCTTGTTTGTACAGATTGATGGAACTAGCACTATGGGAGGCTCTTTAGATATGGGAGCCTATAAGATTACTAACTTGGCAGCTCCTACGGCAGGTACAGATGCAAGTACTAAAACCTATGCAGACGGTGTTGTAGCTACAAAAATTTTAAGTACTCTTAGTGATGTGACCGGAACAGCAAGTGCTGGAGATATTATTAAACGTAATGCAGCTAACACTGAATGGGTTTTAGTGCCTACTAGCGATACTGACGATGGAATTTCAATTGGTTCTTTAAACGATGTAGAATTAACTTCGGCACAAAACAACGACTTATTACTATATGACACCGCTTCCGGCAAATGGTCAAACTCTAGTGCATATTCTACCCCTCAAACTTGGTTTAGTGGGGGAACTGGAGAAAGTGCTATTACTGGAGGCTTATCGGGAGGATATGGAGATGGCTCAGATACAACCTTTGATTTAGGTTCATCAGTTGCTCCAACTTCTACAGTTCCTTCAGCTTTTATTATTACGTTTGACGGGGTTATTCAGCAAGCTAGTAGTTATACTATTTCAGGCAGCACCGTAACCTTTGCTACTGCTCCACCTTATGGGGTAGAAATTTATTTAGTGTGCATTGGATTGTCACGAGAGGTGTCTGGACCTGTTGCAGCAACTACTCTTACTGCTAGTCAGCCAGCAACTTTAAGTTCAACTCTTTCAGTGGGCAGTACGCTTGGAGTTACAGGACACACCTCTCTAACAACTATGACTGCTTCTGGACTTGCTACTGTTGCTGGATTAATTGACACAACAGCAAGTTCTTTACAGGGAATGTCAATAGTTGATATTAAATGGTTTAAATCGCTATATCCCACCCACTTTGGTATTACAGGAACCTATTACTACTGGAGATTAATTGGTGCTCGTGGTTATCTGACCCCTAAAAAAGCAGGTAATAAAGTTATTTTATGGGGAAATTGTTGGGCAAACGGCAGTAGAAAATCAGCCTTTGCAAAAAACTTTGACAAAGACGTAGCTCCCGATGGTCCGACCGGTGCCGCTCTATTCCAGTGGAACTCTAATGACTCAAATGCTAACGTTGGAGGGGGTGATTACTACAATAGAAAATTAGTTAGGTCAGCAGAGAATGATAATGAATCTTATACTACAAGAAGAGCTAGGCATTTAAGTCAAAGTAGTTGTGGATGGTCTTCATACACTAATGCTAGTGACATGACCAATTTTCCTTACGTTGTAGACACCATTACTGAGGACGATATGGCTCAAGGAGAAATATGGTATGATGCTGTTATAGGTGAGTACGCCGCTACAGTAAACGTATATCCTCATTACGGAAATCAATTTATATTAATCGAAGTTTCCGACCCTAACAATACACTTTCAATGGATAACTTTGGTTATTCCTGATAATTAAGGAGAAATTTAAATGGCAATTACTAGAACAAACCTACGAATGACAGATACGGCTGTCATTACTCCTTTAGATAGGGGAGCAACTGGAGATAATGTCGCAGACGATACTGCGTTTATTCAGGCTGCCATTGATGATACCTCCTATTCTATTGTAGACTTACAAGGAAAGACGTACCGTATTACTTCGACTTTAACTTGTAATCATAGCGATAAAGAAATTAGAAATGGTACGCTTAGATATGATGGGGTAGAAGATACTGACCGTTTTATGCTTTCTGTAGTAGGAGCGGTAGACTCTATCTCTTATCCCCTAACTGCTGATACTTTTGTTGGGGATAACTATATTGACATATCGTCTGAAAATTTAACTGCTAGCGGAATTGTTGCTGGGGACTGGGTTTTAGTAAGAAGCGATTCTAATATTACTAATTTTGGTTCTGATTTTAAACCAGAAGATATGCTTAAAGTTTGGTACACTACAACAACAAGAGTTTATTTTACTGAAAGTTTGTCTTTTAAATATAGAACCTCTGAAACTGCTGTTATTACTAAAGTCTTAACTATTAGGGATAATATTAAATTTAATAATCTAACCTTTAAAGGAAAGGGAGTTACTAGAAAAGATTTAGGAAGCAATCCTTTAACGCCACAATCAACAGGAGAATCTCCCGTTACTATTAGAGTTGCCCACACATCGCATGGACAATCTGTTGGCGGTAAAGTATCTTTAGCAAACTGTGTTACAGGCTCTGGTGTAGACGCTGAAAGTATATCAAGTAGGATGTATGCTATTACTAATATTGTCGATGTTGACAACTATGATATTTCAGTTGCAGACACGGGAGGGGCTGATTCTACTAGTGCTTTTGGCGGTTCTACTATGGTCGCCTACAATGGAAACAGCATGGGTCTTCAAATTCTTTACGCTGCAAATATGATTATTCGCAATTGTACATTTGAAGATATTGCACTTACTAATTTAGAAATGCAGTTTGTTCATAATGCTTTAGTAACTGAAAATAGAGTTGGTAATAGTACTCTTGGTCAGCCTTGGAATTCAATTGGAATTTATAGTGTTGGAGGAAGGCACTTAACTGTTTCAGATAATATTATTACAGGTAGGTCAGTTGGTGTTAGAGTAGGTAATATAACGGGAGCTGTTTTTGCAACCGTTGCAAATAATACCATTGAAAGTTGTAATACCCAAGGTGTTTCAATTTATCCCACTACATTAAAATGTATAGTTTCTGATAATATTATTAGAATGACTGATTGGCAGCCAAAGAATTTTAAGTTTTCTAGCATTGGAATTCAAGCATTTAATAATGATTTGGAGTGTACCGGAAACAAAATTGAAGGGGCTACTTCATCGGGAATTGCTTGGTATATGACAGCTAAAGGAGCCAGTGGATTTGGTGGAGGACTGTCTTTAAATAGCGATTTAACTGGCGAATATCCATCTGCTGGGTATTGTAATATTTCAAATAACACAATTCATGCTCCAAGGTCTACAGCTTATGTAGCTTTAGACACGAACAGGGCCGAACACTGCGGAATTCTTATTAGAGAACAATCCAGTGGAACAACCAATGCAACTTGTGAAGGCTGTAGAATTACAAATAACTTTATTTTCGGCTATCCATGTAGTATTCAAATGAATGTTAAGGATACTAAAACTTCTTCTAGTGGTTCTGTTGGTTGGAAAGATATAGTTATTAGTAATAATATTGGCGTATCTACTCCTAAAGCCGGACACTCTACGTCAGCTTATGGGTTGTCTTTAGAAAATGAAATGCACGCAACAAATGAAGGCTTACTTAGTCGATGTGTCTTTAGTGGAAACGTGTTTGATGCCCGAGGAACAAACAGCGATGCGGTTGATGACCAGTCTCTTATCGATTTCTATGATGGCGTTCATTCTCATGGGTTTTATGTTAATAGGTCTGCTATTACAAGTAACTGTTTAAGCTTAGGAGGAACTACTTCAAAGCCTTTAATCAGATTCAGTGCTAGTAGCTCAGATAATATTAGATATCCTAGGGGCTGTACACTTATGGGCAACACCTTTAACTCTGCTGGAGAGGCTCAGTCTGCCGTTAGTGCTATCTTAGTATATGATTCTGGTTTGTCTACAATTGTAGGTAGACCCACTTCATCACATGGCGCAGATACTGGAACGTTCTACGGTTTAAATGCGTTTACTAACATTAATGAATCCGGTTGGTTAGGAACCCCATAATAAGGAGGGATATATGAAAAATGTATCAGAACTAAATAACCTTTTAATGCGTCAACTTTTAGCTGACCTTGATGACCCTACTAAATGCACGCCGGGATTGTATCAAGTTATTCGAGGAGTAGTAAATGATAACCGAGAATACTTAGATTCCTTACCTTCAGAAGCGTTAAAAGAAGTTGAAAGTATTATTGAACAAGCTCCGTTTAAATTTGGAACTTAGGAGGTACTATGGCTAAACAAAAAACAACTAAACCCTTTAAGCCTCATATGATGTACTCTAAAACAGGAAAGGCTGTACGAGCCAAAACTAAAAAAGAACATCTTGACTTAAAGAAAAAAGGTTATGGTCACACTAAACCTAGGGGAAAGAAGTAATGGCTAAAAGAAAATCTACAGTAAATAAAGCCGGAAACTACACCAAACCTACGATGAGAAAACGTTTGTTTGAAAGTATTAAGGCTGGGTCAAAGGGTGGAAAGGCAGGGCAATGGTCAGCTCGTAAGGCCCAAATGCTTGCTAAACAATATAAAGCTAAGGGGGGAGGGTATAAGTAATGCCGCTTAAGAAATCACAAAAGTCTTTAAAAAGATGGACTAAAGAAAAGTGGGGAACTAAGTCTGGCAAAAACAGCACCCAAGGCAGCAAAGCTACTGGTGAACGATACCTTCCTAAAAAAGCAAGGGAAGCACTTAGTGCCTCAGAATATGCCGCTACATCTCGAAAGAAACGTGCGGATACTAAAAAGGGCAAGCAGCATAGTAAGCAGCCCTCTAAAATTGCTAAGAAAACTAGGAGGTATAGGAAAAAATGAGTAAAAAGAAAGACCCAAGATTAGCAAGAGCAGGCGTTTCTGGCTATAACAAGCCTAAACGAACTCCTAATCATAAAACTAAATCTCATATAGTTGTAGCAAAGTCTGGAGACAAGATTAAAACTATTAGATTCGGACAGCAAGGAGTAAGAGGAGCAGGGAAAAACCCAAAGTCAGCTAAAGATAAGGCAAGAAAGAAGTCTTATTACGCTCGGCATAATGCACAGGACTCTAAGCCTAATAAACTTAGTGCTAGATACTGGTCGCATAAAGTTAAGTGGTAAATAAAGGGGGATGTTATGAAACCAGATTGTGATTGTGATTGTCATAAACAAAAAGATGCTTACGACTTACAGAAATGTCGGGAGGCAGGACGAAAAAAAGATAAGCGTATTAAAGAATTAGAAAAGAAATTTCTTATTTTGACTATTGCAATTGCTATCGTTGGTACTATTATTGGTAAAGAATTTATAGAATTCTTTGAGACTACGGAACAGATTCACAACGCAATTAGTTTTGATGTTCCTGTTGATGATAGGATGGAATACCTTCCCGTCTACGGGGGAGGCGTTGCCCCAGCACCCGGAACATTAGCTATCTTTGGTTTGATGGCTTTAGGGGTTAAACGAAGGAGACGCAGATGAATATACCCAATGAAATGGTAGAGGATTTCCGAAACCATCTTTGGGCTTGCTTTAAATACTTAGGACTAGGGGAACCTACGGGAGCACAGTACGCAATGGCTGATGCTCTACAGAGCGGTCCCAACGATATGCAGCTTCAAGCTGGTAGAGGTTTTGGTAAGTCAGTTATTACGGCATGCTTGGCTTCTTGGTTTTTGTTAAGAGACCCTAATGCTACAATTATGGTAGTGTCCGCTACAGGTAATAAAGCTGCTGAGTTTATCAGCATGACTCGAAGAATCTTAGACCTCGTTCCTTACTGTGAACACTTAAGACCCGGAGACCACACCACTGATAATGCTTTTGCTTTTAACGTAGAAGCACGAACAAAGGTAGGGCAGGATAAATCTTGTTATGCTCGGGGTATTAATTCTCAGATTACTGGTTCTCACGCTGATTTTGTTATTGGAGATGATATTGAAATTGAAGGCAACTGTGAAACCGCTGCATCTAGAACTAAACTTTTAAATAAAGTTAGTGAGTTTGAACAAATTAGAAACGTTGGAGGCAGGGTAATCTTTTTAGGTACTCCTCAAATTCAAGAATCTATTTATAATCAACTAAAAGACGGCTATCCAGTTACAAAGTTCCCGGCAATTATGCCAGATAAAAATATTATAAGTGAAGTTGAAAATGTAAACGATTGGATTTTATCTTCTGGTTTAGAAGCAGGGTCTCCAACCCAGCCTGAAAGATTTCCTAATGAGGTTTTGCTTGAACGTAAGGCTAAAATCGGTCCTCGTTTGTTTTCTCTACACTACAAATTAGATACATCCTTAGCTGACCAAGCTAAGTACCCCCTAAAGTTAGCAGATTTAGTTGTATTTGATGTTAATCCCGAAGTAGCCCCTGAAAAAGTAGTGTGGGCTTCTTCAACCCCAAACAAATTAGTACCTTCCTTTGGATTGGCAGGAGATTTAATCTATGAACCAATGTGGATATCGCCAAAGTTTACCCCCTACTTACAAAGTGCCATGTTTATCGACCCCTCAGGTAGAGGCAAAGATGAAACAAGCGTGTGCGTCGCTTCGACTTCTAATGGCTATGTATTTATTCACGAGCTTATTGGCATCGAGGGAGGATATAGCGACTCGGTTCTTAGAAGAATAGCCAAATTAGCTTACCAGTATGATTTAAATTTAATTAGGGTTGAATCAAACTTTGGTGATGCTATGTTTTGTCAGCTACTGCGACCTGTTATTGCAGAAACTTGCGGTCAAGTTGCGATTGAAGACTATAGGGTAACGGGAGCAAAAGAACCTAGAATCATTGCAGCCCTAGAACCTGTAATGGCTCAGCACAGGCTTTGCTTTAACACGAAGGCTATTAAAGAAAAAGAAACACAGTTTCAAATAACTAGAATTCATAACGGTCGAGGAAGTTTATCCCATGATGACAGGGTAGATGTTTTGGCTGCTGCTGTTAACTATTGGGAAGATGCGATTGGTTTAAACGTAGACGATGCGGTTGAACGAAATCGTGAAAAAGAAAAACAACAAATTGTTGATGAGTGGATGAGCAATAAAAGAATCCACGGATTATTAGGAGATAAAGTTTCTGGGGCTTTACGACTTAATGAACATGAAAAACCAAACAATAATCGAAGAATCATTAAACCTTCAAGAGGTTGGAAATAGGAGTACTTATGAGTAATTTAAATCTTCCATATCTTGCGTCCATTGTGGGCAATCAGGCTATGGAATCTGTTCAAACCAGTATGGCTTATGCGTCTCCGGCAATGTCTTCGTTTCTTTCAGCCACCCCTGAAGATTTTGAAGCACAGGCAAAGAAAGAATTAAAAGACCCTGTTTATCCCAAGGATATGCCTTTAACATTATTAGAAGGTTATAATAGAAACGATGATTTATCTGACCATTACGATGATTTGTCTGTAAGCTGGTGGGAAGACCAGAACAAAACAAAACTAGGGGGCTATGATGACGAGGGCGTTTGGCACGGAGCCTCACGAATTCCATCTGCCCCAAATGAAGGACTGTTGTTAAAGCTTGTAGGAGATGATATGGACTCTTCTTACGAAAGCTATGTCTTAGGATTATTAGGAGAACTTCATTACACCGACAGAAAAGGAAACTATAAACCTAATGTGCTGTATAGAAAGAATGAAGGTTTCTTTAAAGACAGGATGTACAGTTTCTCAACCGACCAGTATGTAGACCCGGCTGAGTTTACCCGAGTTCCTGACTCTGAGATTAGAGAATACTTAGATATGCCCTATAATTACCCCAAGGTTGCTGAATACATCTTACCAAATGAGGTTGTACATAGTAAGTGGACTAGAGGAGACCGACCCGGATTTCAAGGCGATAAGTACTACGCTTACTCAGACTCTGGACCCGATGCATACACAACTATCGGCATTGGACATCTTGTTGACCCCAGAAAACCCCACTCAATTAAATACACCCAGCAGCAATTAGATTCTATTGGTGCGGGTCATATTAGAGCAATCGATTTGGCTAATGGTGAAATTGGTTTATCTGAAAGCCAGATGATGCAGTTATTTATTTCTGATATTAAAGATAAAACTAGGGTTGCTGAACAAGAGTTCCCTGATATGTATAGTTATCCAGACTATGTACAGGCTGCAATTATTGATGGATATTTCTGGGGCATGCTTCCCAAGAGTCCTAAAACTAGGTCACTAATTAAAAACGGCAAATACAGAGAAGCCGGTGCGGAATATCTGGACAATAAAACTTATCGAAACAATTTAAATAGACCTAGATTCCATAGGTTCCAAGAAGCAATGAATCGATGGGCAGATGAATTAGAAGGAGGAGGCGAATAATGGACCCAGTAACAGCAGGAATTATGGGAATTGGTGGTGGCTTTATCTCAATGATGGGTGCTCGTGAACAGAATGCTATACAAAGAGACATGGCTAGAGCACAGTACAACATTAGAATGTCGAACTATCGCTGGGGAGAGATGGGTAACAGCATCCAGCATATGTATCGAAATCTCAACATTTCACGACAGAACCAAGCAAGATTCCGACAGAA